GTGCCTACTGATTCGGGGCTTGCGGTGATGCGGGGCACAACCGATCAGGGACTTGAACTGATAATGACAAAACAGTCAAGCATTGATGCGCTCAATACGAAATTCAGGCTCGACTGCTTCTTCGGAGTAGTCAATAAACAGCCCGAAATGACAGGCATACTGCTTTTCGGACAATCGTAACACAAGCAGAGGGGAGAGGAATCTCTCCCTCTATTTTTTAAAAAAGGTGTTCTATGCCTCTTAAAAAAGGATACTCTAAAAAGACTATCGGAAAGAATGTTTCAAGAGAAATGAAAGCAGGAAAGCCTCAGAAACAGGCTATAGCAATTGCTCTCAATACTGCTGAAAAAGCGGCCAAAAAGGCAGGTAAGCCCGAAAAAGCTCCGAGGAAAAAAAAGAAATGAGAAAGAAGACAAACAAAGTAATGCTTTACAAAAAGGGCAGCATGGCAAAGATACACGGTGTAATGTGCGATTATACTATTATCGACAAATCGCAGATAAAGGATTATCTTGATAAGTGTTGGGTAAAAACTCCCAAAGAAACAGCCAGTAAAGAGACTCCGCTTACGGAAATCAAAGTCGAAGCAGCTGTCAAGACCAAGACAAGAGCAAAAAAAGATACTCCGCCTGAGGAAGAAAAAACAGAAGGTTAATATATGGGCTATACGAAGAGAGATTTCATTAAAGCGGCGTTTGAAGAACTGGGAATAGCTGACTATATTTTCGATCTTGAGGCTGAACAGCTTGAAAGTGCATTACGCCGTCTTGACTCAATGATGGCATCATGGAATGCTGAAGGATTAAGAATCGGTTATCCGATTCCGACCAGCCCTAATGAATCAGATTTAGATGAATCTTCATCTGTTCCGGACTCCGCAAATGAAGCTATTATACTGAATCTCGCTATTCGTATAGCACCATCTTTCGGTAAGCTTAATATATCTCCAGATACACGCATAAATGCAAAGAACGCTCTGAACGCACTGAGAACGCAAACAGTTAACATTCCCGAGATGCAATACATCGCTGTTTCCCGCGGTAGCGGGCATAAGCCATACCGCACAAACAGACCTTTTATTGAACCGACAGATGATACACTTGATGCCGGAAATGACGGCGAAATACAGTTTTGAGGTGAAAACATGCCTACTATAAACAATTTATCCGCAATAAACAGCCTTACTGGTTCTGATAATTTCCCCGTTTACGACACAAGTAACGGAGACGCAAGGCGTGTTTCATTAACAACGATTCTTGCTTTTATGCAAGCAAACCTTGATTTTTCCTCGCAGACTTTCAGAACTCAATATGCCGCTCCAAGTGCAACAGCATTCAGTATAGCGGTTAACAATACAGCAGAGAATACACATTTGATCCTTACCCCAACCGGAGCTTTTTCCGATGGAGAAGTTGTGCTTCCTGCTGTCTCCGTAGCTGTTGATAAGCAAGAAATACTTGTTAATTGCACGCAAGATGTTACTTCCTTTGCTGTAAACGGTAATGGTGCGATTGCAGTAACCGGTGCGCCTACAGCAATAACGGCGAATGACTTTTTCAAACTGAAATATGATCTCGTGACCAAGACTTGGTATAGAGTAGGATAATGCTTATCCCAATAATCAGAGGCATCTACACAGATATGAAAGGAGATGTGCGCCTAAAATTCCCTGTCAACATGATGCCGATAATTGAGTCTTCGGGTCTATCGGAAAGTTACTTAAAGCCCGCTTACGGCATCAAAAAGCAGTTTTCAGGATTCGGCAAAGACAGGGGCGGGATAAACTGGGAAGATGTAATGTATCGAGTGAACGGAGACTCTCTTATTAAGATTAATACAAACGGGGCATTATCAATAATAGGGAATGTTACAAACGATTTATCTTCCGCCAAGATGGATTATTCTTTTGACCGTTTAGCTATCGTCGCTGCGGGAAACCTTTATTATTATAACGGAATAGACTTCTTGCAGGTTACTGATGAAGATCTTGGAAAAGTCATTGACGTTGTATGGGTCGATGGCTATTTTATGCTAACTGACGGCAAATACATAATAGTAACTGATATTTCTGATCCGTTTTCAATAAATCCTCTCAAGTATGGCAGTTCAGAAGTTGATCCCGACCCTATTTATGCGCTTAAGAAACTTAGGAACGAAGTTTATGTATGCAACCGATATACAATCGAAATCTTTGATAATGTGGGCGGTTCAGGTTTTCCTTTTCAACGTATTGATGGCGCTCAGATTCATAAGGGTATAGTCGGGACTGATGCTGTTTGTGTTTTCCGTGACTATGTTGCTTTTATCGGCTCAGGAAGAAATGAAGCTCCGTCAGTCTATATTGCTCAAAATGCTGTTGCTCAAAGAATATCAAACTCTGAAATAGATAAAACTCTACAATCTCTTTCCGAATATGACCTCTCGAAAATCAAAATTGAGACTGTTTTTTATAATAACCAAGATCTGTTAATTATACATTTACCTAATATAACATACGTTTACGACGGGATAGCATCCCAAAATCTAGGGGCTCCGATCTGGTTTATATTGAGTTCTGCAATCGATGGCAACGGCGTTTATAAGGGGGTTAATTTTGTTTTCTTTAATCAGAAATATTACTGCGCAAACAAAGAAAATGGCGATATAGGATTTCTCGACAATAAAGATCTTTCTCATTTCGGCGAACTTGTTGGATGGGAATTTAGCACTGCAATAATATACAACGAAAATAAAGGAGCGATTATTAATTCGCTTGAACTTATATCGTTAACTGGCAGAAATGAGCTTAATACCGATTCAACTATTTGGTCATCTTATTCCAATGATGGTATGTCGTGGAGTCAAAGAAAACCGTTAAGAATAGGTAGCTTTGGCAATACATTAAGGCGTTTAGTCTGGCGTAGGCAGGGATATATGCGCCGAATGCGTATACAGCGTTTTAACGGCACTTCTGACGCTAAGTTAAGCGTTCTTGGGCTTGATATTACGGCAGAGGGTCTCAATGGCTAAACCCCGTCCTCTCTCAAGAGAACAGCTCGGGAAATTCTTGCCCGATCATGAAAGCATTAAGGCATTTGAGCGAATTATTCAGTTCGTTGGAAATGATGCTCCTCTCGAACTTCAAGATAAACAGATCACTGAAGGTCTTATTGACGCAAAAGTAAACAGTATCACATCTTCTGTGGCAAACTTACAAAACGATCTGCTGAATATGATTATAAATAGCCGTCAGGATGCCATTCTAGAAAAGCTCCAAAACATAGTAAACGGTTTAGAAATACTCTGCTCCAGACCAAGCGAAATAAAAGAAAACTTCACAAATGCTGATTATATAGACTTTAATCCAAATGGATCTCATGTAAGTCAAACATATCGGCAGCAATGGAATAATGATGATGGAACGTATGATTTCGGGTTGTTGAATGGCGTGGTTTGGCAGGGTGGACAGGAGATATTTTATTATGCCAAGAATACATCAGGTTCTACTATTTTAAATGGCAGTTCAGTGATGTCGGACGGCACAATAGGGGCATCTGGGAAAATAAAGGTAGTTCCTGCTATCTCTGACGGCAGTATTGATGCTAAATATATGCTCGGTATAGCGACTCAGGATATAGCAAATAACGAATTTGGTTACATTACTGCATTCGGGCTAGTGCGTGGCATAAATACCTCCGGTTCTATATACAGTGAAGTGTGGGCAGATGGCGACATACTCTATTTTAATCCGAATGTAGCAGGCGGATTGACTAATATCGAACCTATACCTCCACAATTAAAACTGCCCGTGGCTCTCGTTATCTATGCCACAAATTCAAATGCGGGCTCAATTTATGTGCGCATGACAAACGGACAGTATTTGTCAGGATTACATGATGTTTATATCACATCTCCTATTGAAGGGCAGATTCTGAAATATGATTCCGCTAACAGTCGTTGGATTAATACTGACAAGCTTCCACATCTCTATATTGGCGACTATGACGCCGGAGATTATACTTACATTGATAATGATGGCTTCCAAGAGGACTTTGGCGATTCCCGCACTTATGACGATGTTTATCCTTCCGCTGCATCAGTAGGAGTAGGTGCAAATGCTCCTCTTATCACAACATATTCGGGCAATCTTCAGGCGTATGAATTTGTCGGTGTAGCTACGCTTAAACAATTAACTCTACAGTTTCAATTGTATCATTCTTATGCAGAAGAAACTGATATTATTCCTCATATCCATCTTTATATCCCAGACGACGTAACTGGTGGCGATATTAAATTCTTTTGTGAGTATTCATGGTCTAATGTTGGAGACACCGGAGTTATATCAACAACTACCGTGTCGGGCACTATAACAAGAGCGGCTTCCGCAGGAATTGCCAAAAATTTAGTATTGTCATTCGGATCATTAACGGGTACGGGAAAGATGATAAGCTCTATTTTTACTGCAAGAATATATAGAGATCCTTCCGATGCAGACGATACTTTTGGATCTTCCGTATGGCTTTTGTCGGCTGATGTGCATATACTTAAAAATACAAAAGGAAGTAGAGAGGAGTTTCTTAAATGAGCGTAAACCTTAAGCAGTTTATACCCGCTAAAACAATGGAAAATATTGAAACAACACAATATACCGCTGATAACGTTATATCAATTATTGATAAGTGTACAGTCTCAAATTACTCCGTTAACAATGTGGCTTTTTCAATGAATATCGTAGCGGCAGGGGATACACCAACGAATTCAAATAAGATTATTGTCTCTCGCACTGTCGCTTCAAACGAAGTATATACTTGTCCAGAGATGATTGGTCAGGTGCTTGTTTCGGGAAGTTACTTGTCTACTACCGCAGGCACGGCTGATGCGCTTACTATTGCAGTAAGCGGACGAGAAATAACTTAATTATTGAATTATAGTTAATTAGCTTTATAATATATTCATATGCTGAGTAAAGGTCTCCGGCAACCAAAGAGGTAGGATGCTTGCTTTACCAGATTTTGAAAAAAAAATATTGACACTTCCGCAGTCCGAATGCCCTGTCTCTCATTTCTTTGGAGACAATATATATATTCGTCAAGTAGTTATTCCCGCAGGAACTTTTGCTATAGGGCATAAACAGAAAACAAAACATTTAAACATATTTCTCTCCGGCGTGCTATGCGTCATGGTAGATGGTATCCCCAAAATTATTAACGCTCCACTTACGTTCGTCTCTGAACCCGGTCAAAAAATAGGTTATGCCGTTACAGATGTCGTTTGGCAAAATGTATACGCCACTTCAGAAACAGATATTGATAAACTTGAAGATATGTTTATCGAGAAATCTGAAATATGGAATGTTCATAATCAATATCAAGATTACACCTACACTGAAAAATATCGTTTAGATTATAAAAATTTCTTGAACGAATATGGCTTTTCAGAAGAACAGATAAGAAAAGATTCCGAAAGAAATGAGGATGTAATAGAACTTCCAATAGAGTATCAGCAATTTATACAGATAAGGTCTTCGCATATTGAGGGTAAAGGGGTTTTTTTATCATTTCCTGTGCGTTCCGGTGCTATTATAGCTCCTTGCCGAATAAATGAAAAGAGAACCACTGTTGGACGTTATCTTAATCATTCGCCAGAACCTAACTGTGTTTTCTGTACCGCAGAAAATGAGAATATTTATATTAAGGCAAAACAGGATATTAACGGATGTATCGGGGGTAATCAAGGCACAGAATTAACTGTTGATTATCGCCAAATAGGAGAAGTTATCAAATGTCAGGTGTAGCAACAGCCGTAGTCGGTGGCGCAGTAGTCGGTGGACTAATAAGCTCTAATGCACAAAAATCAGCAGCCAATACAGCAGCAGGAGCGCAGACATATGCCGCTGAACTATCCGTCGCTGAACAAAAAAGGCAGTTTGATGAAATTCAAAAACTTCTAGAACCATATGTCTCAACAGGAACGGAGTATTTGCAGAACCTTGCACAATATACTGTAGGAGGCACAGACGCTCTTAGACAACAACAGGCTCTGACAGGTCTGCTTGGGAATAAAGCGCAATCTGATGCTATAAAAAAAATTGAGCAAGGCTCGATGTATCAAGATCTCGCTCGACAGGGCGAAGAAGCTATTCTTCAGCAAGCATCAGCTACTGGCGGATTGCGTGGCGGCAATACTCAGGCGGCACTGGCGCAATACAGACCTCAACTGCTACAATCGTTAATTGAACAGCAATACTCACGTCTGGGCGGATTAACAGCCTTAGGACAGTCTACAGCTCAAAATATTGCATCACTGGGGCAGGCTTCTGCTGCTCAGACCGGAGCGGCAGGAATGCAAAGTGCCGCTAATATATCAAACGCTTTAACACAGTCAGGTCAAGCGCAAGCAGCAGCCGCAATCGCAAAAGGACAGGCTACGGCTGATCTTGCAGGTTCTGTGACTGGCGGTATATCTAATGCATTACTCTACAGTAAACTTTTTGGTGGTGGCGGAAGTGGATATACGGCAACGCCTATTTACAATGATTTTGGCTCGATGGGATAAGGTGACATATGGCAGATTATAGATTAAATATCACGAACCCCACTGACCAGATAACACAGGGGCTTAATACTTTCATGGGTATCAAGCAATTTCAGACAACANCAGGAATTGTTCAGACAACAACAACAAGACAGAGTCGCCGCACAACAGAAGGCACTGAGACAAGAAGAATCTATGCGGCAGATGCAATCTGAATTATCCAGTTTTGCTTCATTACCGAACCCAACATCAAAAGACTATTTTGACATAATTACAAAATATCCTGATATGGCGGCAAGCATGAAGCAGGGATTTGATATGATGTCTTCTGAACAACAGAAAAATCGTATTTCACAAATTGCTCCTATTTTTGCGGCTCTCGAAACAGGGCAGCCGTCAATAGCAAAGGAATTGATTGATGGACAAATTACCGCATTTGAAGATGTTGGTGATCAGCAAGCAGTCGCAGGATTGCAGGCTTTTTCTAAACTGATTGATACAAGCCCTGAATCTGCACGAACTGCAGGAGGCATTCTTCTTGCATCTGTGATGCCGCCGGAAGAGTTTCAAAAGACACTGACAGGAATTGAAGATACTCGGATAAAGAAAGCTAAAACTCAGGCTGAAATAGAAAATTTTGGAGCAGAAAGAGGATTGACTCTGCAGCAAATAAAGGAATCTCAAAAACGCACAGAAAAAATCGGAGCTGAAATAGCGCAAATAGATATGGAAATGGCGGCAAAAAAAAATCAGGCAGGTAGGATTAAGCCTGAGGATAAATTTGAAGCTGAAACCAAAACAAGAAAGGAATACTTTACAAACAATAAGGAATATATCGATGTACTGAACGCATATCGCAGAGTAGAAGCTTCTGAAGATACTGCCGCAGGAGATATTGCATTAATATTCAATTATATGAAAATGCTTGATCCCGGGTCCGTTGTGCGTGAAGGCGAGTTTGCTACAGCACAAAATGCTACTGGTATTCCGAATAGAATTAAGAATATATATAATAAGGCAATTAAAGGGGAAAGGTTAAACCCTGAACAAAGAAAAGAATTCAGGGATCAATCTCATAGCATGTATAAGGCAGCAAAGAAAACCCTTGATGAATATAAAGCCGGATTGAGACCGATGATAAATGAATATAGTCTCAATGAAGATAATATTTTTAACGTAATCGGCTCGGAAGAAATTCAAAATTCAGCCAAGCCAACGAAAACAAGCGATCCTTTAGGATTA